CCGCCTCTGGCATCACCCCGAGCAGATCCTGCGCCATGACGCCGATGTATCGATCGTCGGATCCATTGTAGCTGAATTCGTAAACAGGGACGCCGATCGAGTGTGTTCCGCGACGAACTATATTGTGTTTCAGTCGGCGATCTGATGCAGCGGCAGCTGGCGCAACTTCGGTAAATGTTCCGACAGGTGCCATTAATGCCGCACCACCGAGACCGGCTAAACCACCGAGCATTGCGCCCTGGCGCTGGCTTTCGATAGCGTAGTTGTTCTGAATTAACCCTGCAATATCTGGCGGAGCAACGGAGTAATTCGGCTGGTTTGGCGCTTGAGCGTTCGTTGGGTCAATTGATAATAGCTGTGCAAGATTGCTAAGTGGTAACTGATTGCGTATTGCAACGTTTGCGTTTCCTGCTTGATTTTCCGCTAAACCCTGACTAAACAGTCTGCTTTCCTCCTGCCGTCCCGCGTTTATTCCGGCCATGGTCGCCTGAAGGTTTTGGTCTAACTGACGATCTGATAAGCGATCCATTTCCCATCCATACCCTTCAGATCCTATTGGGTTACCGCTTACATTTAAATCTGTTCTTGCCCGGTCATATTCTCGCTGCTGAATAGGTTGAAGTCGGCTCTGGATGGCTTTGTATGTAGCGTCATCGACAAGTTGGCCTTCATTTCGATAATCAAACTTCCCTGGGATATCTGATACCCCGGAGAAATCGGGCATAAAATTCCCCATCCCCGTGCCTATATTATTGACTCCACCAGCCACCATCATCGCTAATCGCTGCTTGTCTGGCGACAGGCTGTAATCCATCTTCCGATCAGGCGATCCTATCTCACCGGTATAGCTTATGTTGTACCCCGGCATGTTGATGCCGATTTGATTTGCGCCGATTGACGCATACAAGGCGTCAAGATTCGCTTTTGACTGTGCGGCTGCTGTGGCGTATGGATCCGGTGCATCCGGAGTGCCAAGAACCGTATCAACTACGTCCATCTGCATTCCTCTCTTATCATGCCGAGGATTAGAGCGTCTCCGGTTGGAAGGCCGTGGCGTTGCCTACCCTCCTCTTTGAACCCTAATCGTTCAAGAAAATGACAGACTGCCTGATTGGCTGGGTCTGTTATCGCTGTTACCCGCTTGCAGTTCAACTGCTTGAACGGATAGTTAAATATGGCCTTTAGTGTTGTCCTGGTGCACCACCGTGGGTCAGTACTGTGGATGTGTACTTCGACATCTGGCCATCTATAACGTGTATATAACACACTGGCTATGATGTTGTCACCCTTCGTGATGCCAAGCGTGGTAAATGTGCCGGTCTGAATAGCGAGTGGATCCTGGCCTGTATGCTTTGTGTGCCAGTCGAGTACTCGGACATCGGCACCTGCTAACAGGCCTATAATTTTTTGGCTGTCTCTATTCTGTAATCTGTTCGCAGCCATGATATATCCTGCTTTGCGCTTAATCTTAGTGATGTTGATACCATCTGCCCTTTGCCAGAGCACAGCGACCAGCTTGCATATACGATATTTTCTGGCGACCAAGGCGACGTATCCCATGCTGTTGTATCCCATGGTGCGCCGGACGTGGTCACCGATGTTGGCGACGCTGGCAGCGGGGTGACAAAATCGAACCCGATATCAAGTGAATAGCTTATTCCGCCGTCGCTGGATATTACTGGCCTGCACGCTGCAATACGTTTCTCATACGGTGATCCAAGATCGCTCCATGCTTGCACAGCCACGACATCGATCGCGTTACCATTGTCGGTGCTTATCGATTCATCGAATTTATAAACAACGCCAGCATCGCCGCCGAAATACATTTTTTTATTATATGTTCCCCAGCAGCTTGCTTTTATATCTTTGAACCTTGCCCACGCCCCGGTGATGGTGTTGAGCGCCCATTGATCATATCCTAATGATGTAGGATTGTTGATTATGAGCATTCGACCAGCCGGGTGGAGAATAATCTGCCATCCGAATGATGCGGCATTGGTTCGGGCTGATGCGCCCACGGCTCCTGATATTTTGGAGCCACTGCCGAGGAAGCCACCTCGGAGGACCGTCGTCAGCGGAACGATATCCTCGGCAGTGACAATCATTACGTCGGCCCCGACTCTACAGGATCCGCGTATATTCAATGGTTCAGGGATTGAATATATCCCTACAAGCGCCCATGTCGATGCTGACGCTGGATCAGTTCCTTTGTACACGATAACCGCGCCGGACGACATGATGAATACTGCAAAATCATCTGCACCGAGTCCGGAGTCGATGGTATACGATTCGAACGCGACAAGATACCCGCCGCTTTTATCGACTCGAGAAAGAGGGAAGTTTGTCAGTACACCAGATATGGCATTGCTTGCGCCATACCAGAAGTCTGCGCTGTTTGCTTTCCAGAAAAACATGCGCGTTTTAAATACAGCGACGCCGACCAGTTGTGACACCGTTGTTCCTGTCCATGCTGGCAACGTCATTGTCGCACCATCCCATTGTCTGGGAGCGTCGGCACCGTTTACAAATTGAATAACGCCGTTGAAGTTCGCCCACTGCCATCGGTTGTTTGCATAAGGAGCGCCCGAGTCTGATATATCCACTGAAAAACCACTATCCGATGCGTTATACAGGTAGTTATTTGCCGCTGCGATTAGATGTCTTGTTGCCCCAGACTGGTACTCTGCCACTGTTTCTACCGCACTAATACCTGTATCACTTAATATTTGATAATTTTCTCCGGAGGATATAAATGATATTGCGGTCGTTATTTGGTTTGCACTGATGATTCCTGTAACCGTTGTCGATACATTGGTATCGGTGTTTAATATTAAATCTCCGACAGACGTTCCGTTTGTTGTGAAGTCTGTTCCGCTATCAATAAGGCCGTCAATAATTGTCAGCGTCGATGATCCGCCATAAACTAAAACAAGGTTTTTTGAATGCTCAACATAACCCGGTCTAACGCTTACCTTCCCCTCCGATGGAAAAAAGTTATCAAGCTGAATGGCATCCGTGATTGCCATTGCATCGATTGCATCACGAGTGTTCAGGCCACCATATGGCGACTGGAGAGTGATTGGTTGCGTCGTTTGCTTGCTGCGTCGACGCTGTGCGGCTACCCGGTCAGCACGTGACACTGTTAGCTCCCGTATCCTGTGTCTGGCACGTTACATGTGGTCAGTAGGGATATCGGTGACGGCCCTGTTAGGCTTAGTTCGTCACCACCGGTATCGCGCCCTATGGCGTTTTCTACTTCGTTTTCATACTCATTTTTTTCCTCGAGATAATCCAGGCCAAGTCGGTTAAGAATGCGCCACTTAAGGCCGAGACGATACACAAATTCATCCAGGACTATTTCATCGGTATCTGCCTGCCATCTGACCTGTGGTGTTCCGCTGGCACTTCTACACCACCCAGTTGACATGTATTCGAGGACGAGATCGTCCACGGATGTTGGTGTCGGGTCAAGATAGAATTTTTTTCCTTCACCATTGATGTTGGCTATCCGCCATCTGCGCCTGGTGGTTGCTGTGTCACCGAGCACCGATGATTTGTATATCTGCCACTGGCGCGGATTGAGTGGCCCTCGCATTTCCCAGTAGTTGTTTCGATCCCACAGGGTATCGTCGACCAGGTATTTGAAGTCGCTGGGTAGCTGTTCATACGGAACATATATTCGATAGTTTTGCGCTGTATCACCAAATATGTTGTCGGCGACGGTTATAACTAAATCATTATCGACTGATACTACCGTGCTTTTATTGCCTGATGTCGTGTTTTCAACGACTGTGCCTATCTCTATCTCATCGTCAAGAAATGTTGCTCCGTTATCTATCAGAAGATTCGTTTCGCCTAGCGTCGTCGTGCCAGTTAGTCCTGATGTCTGAAACGTGTGCTCTCTGACAAGGTCCACCCATCCGGTTGGTGATCTGCGAGTTAATGACTCGCCCTCGTCCTGTGCGGCAGCAAGCATGATTCGAGAATCTTCACCTGTATTACCGATGATGGATGTTGGTCTTGATATACCGACAGCATCAGCAACGTGCTTGCACATTTCGAGGAGATTCTGGGCCATGGCGATTACTCTTTTTTGGCCGCGGTTGATTTCTTACCTGACGGCTTTTTCAGCTTTGCGATCTCAGCTTTTTGCGTGCCGATCACCTGGTTCTGTTCATCAACCTTTGCCTGCAGTTCCATCATTGCCTGGTTGGCACTGCTGAGACTGGTTTCCAGGTTGGTGATTGTTGCCTTTGTACCTTCCAGCGCCATGGCCTGGGTGTCGATCAGCAGTTTGTTCTGGCTGAGTCGGTCCTTCAGATCTGCCACCTCCGCTGGATCAGCACCTGGTTCGTTTGCCTGGATTACGGCATGCGTTTCCTCAAGCTGACGTTTCAGGTCGATTACTTCCTCACTGAGTCGCTGATTGTCTGCTGCGTAATGCTGTGGCGCTGCCTGGTTGGCTGCTATTTCGATGTAGGCGTTGGCTTTCTCGCGCAGCTGGTGACCGCCGAGGCCGTAGTTCGCCACCTGGTCATCGGATAAGCCGGCCAGCATCTCCACGGTCATGATGCCGAGCGATTTGAGGTCTGCCACCTGGTCGGTTCCAAGCTGGGTCCATTGCTCCAGCGG